GACCAAACTTTTGCTTAGACACTTCATAATCAGCAGTCCAAGCATAAACAGTAAACTGATCTCCAACTTTACGCAAACGCTGTCTCTTAGCGTATAGCAATTTAGAAACAGTAGACATACGCATTGCTTTACCTGAATCTAATAATGCTATAAAGAAAGTCTCATTATTTTGCGTAATCTCACGCACTTCTGTAACAATTCCATAAACTGTATTTTTATCTGATAATTTATTACCGACTAATGATCCGAATATAGGCTTACTCATATACTAATCCTTTCCCTAAGATAATGGTTTATATTGGTGAATATACGCAGAAATAGCGCACAAATAGTGCGCTAATTCCTTGACATATAGATGAGATAATAGTTCACTCATTGGTCAATAATCATATCGGGCAAACAACTCAAACAAAACCTGCGTAATAATATTTCTTTTATATTTCTTTTGCGTCAGGAAACTGGCAAAAAGCCTGTTTGTTTTATATAAAAAATTATATAAAAAAATGCGCAGGGGCGATGTAAGATTACAGCCGTGTAAGTTTAGGGTATAGATCACGAATTAGATAATGTTTTATCTAATGTTTTACCAAGCACATTTTAGCCAATATTTTACACAATTTTAGTATATGTTTTTTAGGCTACTAGCGGGTTATTTATTTTTTGGATTTCCTAGACTGATTCTTAGATTTTGGCTGAGCGAGCGCTCTAGCATTATCTTTAGTTGTTTCATCAGATATTTCTACAAGATAATCTATCATACTACCTTCATATGACATTCTACCTAAATGACCAATCTCAATACCTGGATCAACCCAAACTTTACCATCAATCTTTTGCCAATATCTACAGAAACCATAATCCTCAGAAACAAACCTTCCATCATCATCAACATAAGAATTAAAGAAAGCATATGTGTTATCCAATTCTGCACCCTTCATGCTACCTGTATCATCTCTAAACTTTAATTCAGGATAAGCGGTCATCATTTTCTCAAAGACTTCTCTTTTAATGCACATAAAGCCAGTACCAGCATCATAAACTGATATAGCACCATTATCTGTTTGAATTGTATTACCACCAGCTCTAACTGGATTTACAACAAAGCGAGTTGATTTCTTAGCCAAATCCTTACTCTCAATGCCATCATTAACATTCTTTACAACTTTTTCCCAATTAATTTCTTTAATAGGATAAGCACCAGTCATAATATCTTTATCATGCCATAGAAGCTTTACAATATCTTCAGGTCTAAAACTAAGATCAACATCAAGAAAAATCAAGTGAGTAAACTGCTTGTTAGCCATAAACTTAGCAACAAGGTTATTTCTTGCTCTATTGATTAGTGAGTCAGTAATTGTACTAACCGCAAACTTTAATCCGATATCCTTACAATACATAACTGTCTTCATAAAAGACATAAAGAAAGGTTCAGTCAATGCTCTATCGTAACATGGAAGCGCAAACATTGGACACCATGAATCAATATCTTCTCTATCAATTTCAATATTCTGTTGTTCAATTTGTAATGTCATTCCTACATTATGACATAAAAAAAAGCCCTGCGCTGGCTAGGCGCAGGGCTTTATGGTATTTGTTTTTGGTCTAATTATTTTGTCTTAACCTTAGTTTTTACACCAGTAATTTCGCTAGCCTTAGCTGAAAGATTATTAACTGCTGTAACGCCAATCTCGGTTGTATTCTTTACATTTCCAATGCGAGTTGCCTTGAAGAATAGTGAATCAGTTGTTGAATCAAAACGGATAACAATTTTGTAACCCAACTTCTTAGCCTGAGCACGAATTCTTTGTTGCATTGAATTGTAAGCATTACCTGCTTTAATTCCATCAATACGAACTGAATTACCATCTTTTGCCGACTCGTTGAGTGCAGCAATAATCATATTCAATTCCTCAGATTTACGACCAGCTCTTGCGATTTCTGGAAGCGTATCTACTTTATTCATTTTTAATGTTGTCACTTAATTTCTCCTATGTTTGGTTTGTTTTGATAGGAAGCCATTTTGACCACCTATTGCTTAGATAAGACCGTATCAGGCTTTATGGTAAAAAACTCAACAGGGAGCAAAAAACTTTTAAAAACTAAAAGAAATTTATTATTTGATTTAGAATTCAGCGTTATTAGCAATATGTTCTTTTAGCTTTTGATTTTCCAATTTCAAGACAATAACATCAACTTGCACTGAAGCCAATTGCATCGCCAGTTGGCTAATCACTTCTTCATGAGTAACCTTAGTTGGGTCTATAGATTTTCCAGCCATTTCATACCATCCGTTTCTTGTTGATTAAAGCCAGATGAATATTCACCTGTTTCCCTATTATATACCTGCACAGTACCAAAATTTGGAATATCTTCATTTTCTTCCCAATATTTATCTGGTGATAATATTTCTATTTCAACATCTCCATCAATAGCCATATTTTCAACACAAACAAATACTGCACCTGCAACCGCATCTGCTAAGTCTTTTGAACCTGAACTCGGGTGATCAATTTTATTATTACCAAATAGTCTAAGTTTCAAAAGCTCTTCTTCAACTAAAAGCTCATTCCAATATCCACGCAATCTTGTATCATAAATAGCAGTCATTAATGTATCAAAGTCTGTTTTCTTAACGCTATGAAAATCAGCATTAATACTTTGAGCTCTTAAGCTTTGAATCATTTCAATAGATTGCCATCTGTCAAAAGTAACTTTAGCAACATCAAATTTTCTACATAAGTCTATAATCATTTGCCTAATAGATGAAAAATTAATTTCTTGGTTAACAGACGCTTCCCAAGAGTAAACTAAATCAACATTAATAATAGGAAGATTTTCAACACCCATTAATGTTTTAACTTCTTTAAGCCCAGTGCAATGCACCATGCTAAGCGCAGCCCTGTCTCTCTTTAAGGCTAAGTCAATATGAATAAATCTTACTTGACCATCTGTTTTATTAAACCAAGGTTTAAAGTTACCTTCTTCATCAACAGGATCTTCACTATACATGAAAGCTTTTCTAACTAATTCAGGATCTCTAAAGTAAGCATCTTCCATATTAGGAGGCTCACATTCAAATCTAGCTCTAGCCTCAACAGGATTTCTAATATATTCCGATTCTAATTGTTCACGCTTAATTGTAGGATTAACTTCCCATGTTGCGGCTTTAATAGTCCAAGTCTTTGGCTCTTTCTTTTCTCTAGAATTATAATATCTTTGTTGAATAAAGTCACCTTTATATCGGGGGAAAGACAATAGAATAACTTTACCTACTTCTGGAAAGCGAGACATAATAGAAAGCTTAGACATATTATAAATTGCAGACGCAGATCCCTTTGATCTAGTTTCTCCACGCAATTCAGCATCTGTTTTAAAAGCAGCAATTTCATCCAAAATAATTGTCATTACTTCATAACCTTCCCAACCTTCAGATTCAGAGTGACCAGAAAAACATCTAACAGGTTTAGAAAAGAAAAATATTTCTGATACTCTAGGTTCAAATCCAACTTTATTAAAATAAGGAGATCTAAGTAATAAGTTCTTTAATGGTTCAAAGAATACTCTCTGAGCTTGCTGAGCGTTTACAGCAAGGTTTAGAAGGTCAATATACACACCGTGAGCTTTACCATAATAAATTAATGGATCTCTAAGGCAATGAATAAGATATACAGTATAAGCCATTGATATTCTTGCACAATGGTCTTTCCCAGATCCTTTACCTAACATACAAATAACTTCATTATCAGTATATGTTTTATACCACTCTTTTCCTTCTTCTTCCCCTAATAAAGAAATTAGTGTTCTTTCTTTGTAAATCTGTGTAGAATGTCTTACAATCTCTAATTGAATATCAGAAAGCGGAGGTAAACCCAAATATTCTTTATCTTGTACAAATGTTTGAATATCTACAGGTGTTTCTGTAAGATCATCTTGACGCAAAAGCCTATCAAAATCTGCAAGTTCAAGATTCATTCCCATGAAATCAGACATGCAAAGCACCACCTTTTTCGTAATCTAGATTTTTTAAACCTTTATGATAGAGGGTTTTGAGTCTAAGTTTTTGGACTTCCATTTAAACATTTTCCGAATTCATAATCTCAAAAGCAATTTCAAGTTCAATGCGAACTTCATTGGCAACATCAGGGTGCTTTCCAATCACATCCCGCAATACTTTTGAAAGAATTTGGTTAACATTTTCCGCTTTCTGCATCCGAGCGATGTACTGGTTATCAGTAGTGTTGCCAGTAAGAAGTTTATGCAGCTGAGCTTTTTTAGTAGCCAGCTCGCCAGCTAATTTGATAGCTTGAATTCTTGCAGGAATCATACCGTGATCGGTAGCGATATTGATAGTTTCCCAGGCTTCCTTGCTTAATTGATCAAATTCTTGCAAAGCTTTTATTGTATTAAACTGCAGCTTCTCTAGGAAGTAGGGGTCAGACTCAGCCTGCCTATTAAGGATCTTCTTATACTCTACAACATACGATTTAGCTTTATCAACAGTTAAAGAGAGCAGTGTTGATATTTCAGAGTAGTTATAACCTTTAACAAAAAGCAAACCAGCTTCTTCAACATGCTTCAATTCTTCTATTAGGCTTTCACCCTGGTATCTTTCAATATCTGCCATAATCTTTCAGCGTATTCCTTTGTTACTTTTTCCCAAGTCATATTCTCGTTAATATGCTTAGCACCTTCCAGTGTCTTATTTGAAACATCATCGTAGTTTTTAACTACATATAACATTTTATCACATAAATCATCAAAACTTGGCTCCGCCCACTCCCCAGTATTATGATATATACCAGTCATGTTGATATTAGACCATTTGTAATCCAAAGGTACAGACATTTCTGCATACTCCTCGCAAGCGGTAGCGTTAGTGCAGATCGTTGGAATACCTTTCGCTATC